AAGACTGGAATGATTGCTCTGATACGTATGGTACTCATGACTATATTGAAAAGGGTGTGCTTAAATGGCAGGTAATGAATTTGCACGTATACGAACGCCATTTTGGATTGGTAAAATAATGAGTAAGTTAATATTAATTACCGATATTATCGAGCAAAAAGTTCGTAAAGAAAAAGAGCTTCAATATTATCAAGAAGAACTTGAAAAACTTAAGCAAAAAATGTGGTTTATTCAAAAAGATATTGATGTCACGAATATAATCATTAATATGATTGAAACAGAAAAAGTAGTAGATCTTAAAGAGCAAATGGAAACTAAAATGCTAGGAGAAGATGATGCCAACTCTTAAACATAAATGGAATGAACGCTATCTTAATCTAGCGTATGAAATTGCTCAATGGTCTAAAGATCCTTCAAAGAAAATTGGTGCAATTGCCGTAGGTTCTAAAGGACAAGTTCTTGCTCAAGGATACAATGGATTTCCACGCGGTATTCAACATTCACCAGAGAGATTGATGAATCGCGAACTTAAATATAAGTATGTAGTTCATGCTGAAATGAATCTAATATATAATGCATCATACAATGGAACATCCCTTGATGGATCTACTGTGTATGTGACTGGATTACCTGTTTGCTCTGAATGCGCAAAAGGTCTTATTCAAGTTGGCGTACAGCAAGTAATTATGCCAAAGCAAGATGATACTCCAGAAAAATGGATGAAATCTTTTGAACTTACTAAACAACTATTTGAGGAGGCTGGGGTTGCCTGGCAGTTTATATGATTGAGCATATTATTATTCCAACATTAGGTCGTATGGATAAACAAATTACGTACGACAATCTACCTAAGAAATATCAAGATAAAGTAACCTTTGTAGTTCAAGCTCATGAGTTTGAAGAAATGAGAGAAAGATATGGTTCAGCTGTTATTGGTCTCCCTGATAATATATCTAGAATCGCGCCTACGAGAGAGTGGATCTTTAACAAATACCGAGAGTGTCGTCATATGGTTTTTGATGATGACCTCGATTTTGTTGTAAAAGAACCAAATCCAGGCGAAGGCACTAAATGGTTATCACGTCGCTTTACAGATCAAGATTTTAACGATGCATTTGGTATGTTTGGTAAGTGGATGGATGAAGGTATTGTCTATGGAGGATTTCTTCCTGCTTGGGTAATCCCAGATGTACGCCAATGGCCAGTTCGTGAATGTCAACGCATTATGACAAACGTATTTTATGATGGTCCAAATGTCCCAGATGGAATTGAATGGAATCGTGTAGCAGCTGCCGAAGACTTTGATGTCAACTTGCAAATGCTTACAAAGGGATTTAAGAATAGAATTAGTGCTAAATATATGGTAACCTGTTCAGAAACAAATGCAGAAGGAGGTTGTTCTACATGGCGTACACTTGAAGTACACAATGAAGCACAACGTAAACTTGCAGAACTTTGGCCAGACTTTGTAAAAGTTAGAGAAAAAGAAGTTCCAAACGGACCTTGGAAAGGGCAAATCAAATTAGCAACTACTATCCAACATAAAAAAGCATATGAATCTAGTCAACACCAATCATTAGAGGATTTTTTCGGATGAAATATGCAAGTATCGTTCCATTAATTGGTGGTGAAACCATTGCAATGGAAAACGCTTTTAACCAACGACCAGAATATATTTTAAGTTATGAAGCCTTCGCAAATAATGACCAGCACATTGTCAAGCACTATAATAATGAAGTTCCTTATCACGTTCTTTCTGCTGATAGTGATAACCCTACTTTCTCCGCTGTTGACGTGGTTAACACAGTTTGTCCTTGCGCTGGCCTCAGCTCTTTGTCTCCTTCAGCTTCTGCTGACAACAGTGCTAACGATTGGATGTTTACTACATCTGATTACGTATTGGGTACTATGTCTCCTCGAGTTTTCTGGGGTGAGAATGCTCCAAGGCTTGCCAGTAAAATGGGAGAACCTGTCGTTAGACGTCTTAGAGAAATTGGAAAAAAATATGGATATACTTTTTCTATTTACAAAACTAAAAGTATTTTGCATGGGTTATCTCAAGTAAGAGATCGCACGTTTTATTTTTTCTGGAAAGATGATCGTATTCCAGTATTTGATTACTTTCATCGTCCTCATGAAAAGATTGAAGATATGATTCGATCAGTTCCAAATAATCCTGATGATCCAATGAGTCAGATTCTTACTAATACTAAAAAGCCAACTGATAACCCATTCTATAAGTACGTACTTGAAGTTATTGAAGGTGGTATTACTCACCAAGAATTTGCTTCTAAGATTGAAAAGACCACTAACCCTTTAGATTATATTGAAGCAAATGGTATTACATATGATAAAGTAGGAGAATGGATGGAATCAAACGGATTTGAACGTGAAGCCGCTAAGTGTTATCGTATGTATGAAAAGCTAAAAGCTGGTGGTAACATTATGCGTAAGAATACAGAAATTCCAAAAGATTACTTTGGAGCTTTTGTAGGTCATATGCCAACATCAACAGCTCATCCGGATGAAGATAGATATTTGACAGTACGTGAAGCTATGGAAGTAATGAAGCTTCCTCGTGATTTTATTTTACAGGGTGGTCTTAAAAATCTAAATCATATTTGCCAAAATGTTCCAGTAACTACAGCAACAGATATGGCTGAACAAGTTAAAAAATATCTCAATAATCAATTAGATACTATTGATGCTGATTTTATGATTCAATGTAATAAAACAAAATCACTTGACTATAAACAAATTGGTGTACAACTAGATGAATTTATGGTATAATATATCCAATATCAAATGAAAAGGTGACTTATATGTCTGTAATGGATAAACTAAAAAAGAATTCTACACTTAAGCATACCGAAGTGCTTTCTAAGTCTAAATTCTTTACTGAAAAAGATATGGTATCTACATCTGTGCCAATGGTAAATGTAGCTCTATCAGGTTCAATCGATGGTGGTCTTACTCCTGGTATGACTGTTCTTGCTGGACCATCAAAACACTTTAAAACTTCCTTTGCACTTCTTATGGCAGGTGCTTATATGGAAAAATATCCAGATGCCGTAATGCTATTTTACGATTCAGAATTTGGTTCTCCACAATCATATTTTGAATCCTTTGGTGTCGATCCATCTCGAGTATTGCATACACCTATTACAAACGTAGAAGAACTTAAGTTTGATTTGATTAATCAACTTGAAGAAATCGAACGTGGTGATAAAGTTATTGTTGTCATTGACTCAATCGGCAACCTTGCTTCTAAGAAAGAATTGGAAGATGCAAAGAACGAAAAATCAGTAGCTGATATGTCTCGAGCAAAAGCTCTTAAAGGTCTTTTCCGAATGTCAACTCCGTACTTGACTATGAAAGATATTCCTCTTCTTGCTATTAACCATACGTATCAAGAAATTGGTTTGTTTCCAAAAGCAATTGTTTCTGGTGGTACTGGTATCTACTATTCAGCAGATAACATTTGGATCCTTGGGCGTCGTCAAAACAAAAAAGGTACTGAAATTACTGGTTATGACTTTGTGATTAATGTTGATAAGTCTCGTTTCGTAAAAGAAAAATCTAAAATTCCAATCTCTGTATCTTGGGATGGTGGTGTAGAACAATGGTCTGGTTTACTTGAAGTTGCAATGCTTGGCGGCTTTGTTCGTAAACCATCAAATGGTTGGTATGAAGCAATGGATCCAGCAACTGGTGAATTACTATCAGAAACAAAGGTTCGTGAAGCCGATACTTTGAAAGAAGAATTCTGGACACCAATCTTTGAAAAAACCGACTTTAAAGAATTCGTAAAAAAGCATTACACTATTGGATATAAATCTCAAATTGATGATGCTGCATTAGAGGGTTTACTTACAGGGGAATTTGATGTATAATAATATTACTCAGTATGATTACGATCAGATTGAATACCATAAAGGAACTAATCATGACTCTTTTAAAATAAAAACGGGTCAATACTCTGGCACTGTGATTACGTTCGGTGAGATTGCCATTCAAGAACAAATGGATGGAAGTAACCCAAAGTTAAAATTTCAATACCAGATTGAAGAAGCTCCAACTAATCCAGACGAACTAAAAAGTGATGCTGAGTTTAATAATTACGTCGGTGATATGTTAACTCATATTATTGAATCAGCAATCGAAGATAATAATTTTGCAATAGGTGAGCAACCTGATGGAACCAAATCTACAAACAACAATTCTAAGGAATCTAATTAATAATGAAAGCTTTACACGCAAAGTTATCCCGTTTCTAAAGAAAGATTATTTCGAAGGCAGTCAACGTATTGTCTTCGACCAAATCATTTCTTTTGTTGGTAAGTATAATAAGTTACCAACCGGCGAAGCTCTATCAATTGAGATGGAAGCTCAAGACATTAGTGATGGTCAATATTCTGAAGCAGTTTCTATTATTAAAGAAGTTGCAGTCCATCAGGATATTAACCTTGAATGGCTAGTTGAAAACACCGAAAGATGGTGTCAAGATCGTGCGATTCACCTTGCAATTATGAAATCTATAAATATTCTAGATGGAAAAGATCCGGAACACACAAAGAACGCTTTACCGGAACTATTATCAGACGCACTTTCTGTCGGCTTTGACAATAATGTTGGTCATGACTATATTGGTGATTTTGAAAATCGTTATGAATTTTATCATCGTCAAGAAGAACGTATTCCGTTCGATCTAGATTATTTTAACACAATAACAAAGGGTGGTCTTCCCAATAAAACATTAAATATCGCTTTGGCTGGTACCGGTGTAGGTAAGTCTTTGTTTATGTGTCATGTTGCTGGTTCAGTTTTGAGCCAGGGCAAAAATGCTTTATATATTACAATGGAAATGGCAGAAGAACGTATCGCCGAAAGGGTTGATGCGAATCTAATGAATACACCCATCGATCAGTTACCTAATTTATCAAAAGATATGTTTGGCAAGAAAGTTGCTCAAATCGCAAACAAATCTCATGGTCAATTAGTCATTAAAGAATATCCAACTGGTGCAGCTCACGTTGGCCATTTTAGAGCTTTAATGAAAGAATTGCAGTTAAAGAAAAACTTCAAACCAGATATTGTTTTTATTGACTATCTTAACATTTGTGCGTCATCACGAATGAAAGGAATGGGTGGTGCAATCAACTCCTACTCATATATCAAAGCAATCGCTGAAGAAATCCGAGGACTTGCTGTTGAATTCAATGTACCTATTATCTCAGCGACTCAAACAACTCGATCAGGATATTCAAACTCTGACGTTGGCCTTGAAGACACGTCGGAATCCTTTGGACTTCCTGCGACTGCAGATCTCATGTTTGCCCTCATCAGCAACGAAGAACTCGAAGGGCTTGGCCAAATCCTCGTCAAGCAGCTTAAAAACAGATACAATGATCCAAGTGCCAATAAGCGGTTCGTTATTGGAGTGGACAGATCTAAAATGAAACTATACGACGTTGAGCAATCTGCTCAAAATATTATCGATGCGGGTCAATCAGCTCCGGTTGCTGATTACTCACAAAACAATGTAAAGAAATTTGAAGGATTTAAAATGTAATGAAATATAATTATTTTTTCCAAAATGATGTCGTTCACAGCGATCTTTGTGACCACATCATAGAAATGCATAAAAAAGATTTAAAACCTGCAGAGATTAGACACCAAGAAAAAAGTATAGTTCCATCAAATGCCATTAGAAAAAGTTCTACCGCTTGGGTAACAGACCTCGAGATTAAGGAAAATATTTTAAATATTGCTCATAGTTATAATCAAAATTTTTTTAATTTTGATTTATACCAAAACCAAAACCCTGATATTCAATTTACTCAATATCATGAATTAGATCAAGATCATTATAATTGGCATATTGACTGCGCAACAGGAGAAGAGTTTACATATTCACAAAGAAAATTATCTTTTATTTTAAATTTGACAGATCCAGAAGAATACGAAGGCGGAGACGTTATTTTTAAAGTATCTTCGAGAGACGAAATCCCATCAGAAATAATTAAGAAAAAAGGAACTGTTATAGTATTTCCTTCTTTTCTTTTACATAAAGTAACACCAGTAACAAAAGGCTGCAGAAACTCTCTAGTCACATGGCTCTGGGGCCCAAGTTTTAGATAATTAAAAGGAAGAAATATAATGCATGCAAAGCTCATTTCCCATAGTCAACCCTCAGCTCGAATCCACTCTGGCGAACTTGCAGCGCAGGGGCTTGACAACATCCAAGACCTCATCGCTTATGCGGCCCGTGTCTCCAATCCAGCCAATCAGGCTAACACCAAAACAACACCAAAATTACTTGACTATCTCATCAAGCACAAACATTGGTCACCATTCGAAATGGCATCAGCCTGTATTGAAATCAACACAACCCGAGACATCGCAAGACAGCTTCTCCGACACCGAAGCTTTTCATTCCAGGAGTTTTCTCAAAGGTATGCTGACATCCGCGATCTTAGCGATTCTATTGTAATTCGAAAAGCACGTTTGCAAGATCCTAAGAATCGTCAAAACAGCGTTATGACTGATGATACACAGCTGCATTTAGCTTGGGAAGTTCATCAGCGCGACATTTGGCAACAAGCTATGAAATCATATAAATGGGCCATTGATAATGGGATTGCAAAAGAACAAGCTCGAGTTATTTTGCCAGAAGGTAATACACCATCACGTCTATATGTCAATGGTACTATTCGTAGCTGGATCCACTATATTGAACTACGCTCATCTAATGGTACTCAGTTAGAACATATGGAGCTTGCTAGAGCTGTAGGTGAAGCAATTGGTAAAATCTACCCTGCTATTACCGATTTTGTTGAAGATTGATACAAAATAATACAAAATAAAAATCCTTTAGAATCAATAACTTGGAGATAAGGAGCTCTAAGTTATTGATTTCTATACGAATCTTTTTTTAAAAAAATGCATTTTAGGGGTTTACATCCTCATCTACTCATAGTATAATGGACCTATAATCAATGAGGAGAAACACTATGAAATTCGCAGTATATCAGATCCAAATCACTGAAGCTCAGCGTAAAACAATCAACGAGTCAAAGGACTTTGACGCAGTGCCGGCCTTTGCAGCTAAGATAAAAATGAAAACGCATTTCTCAGGTAACAAAATTGGTGGTTTGGCTTCTGA